CGCTAAATGCTGCAGTCTCAAGTGATGTAAGTTTCTTGCGTTGACGTGCGGCTTCTGCAGATCCTGCAAGATTAAATACTTCTTGCTCTGCTTGTACTTGTCCGTAAGGACCTTGTCGGTAAATGTCTGAAAGCATTGAACCACGTGGTGCAACTTCAGCAACAGTCTGGTATCCCTGTTGCGCTTGCTCTTTAGTAACACCATATCCTGCTAGTTCTTCTGCACGGCTAAGACCTGTCTGTAATCCTTGTGCCATAGCAGCACCACCGATTTCAGCAGCTGTTACCTTGCGTTGAATGTTCTTAATAGCGTTCTTTGGGTCAAGTGTATAAGCCAAGATATCGCCATTAGTAATGTCTGGATAGAACTCTTTGAGCGCTCGTGATACTTCTGGGTTAGCGTTGATAACACGGTTCTGTGCTGTCATAATTCTATCTTCTAATTCAACAGCAGAGATGTCGTTAGCAATAAACTTTTCAAATCCTTCTTGACGACCCATCTCACCCTTAGTGTAATAGGTAGCAGGTAATCCGTACTGACGCATAATGTTTTGGTACTGATCTTCAAGACCGATATACTCAGCCTCTGAGATAGCACCTAATCCTTGAGCAATGCGTTGAGCATTAGCGGCAAAGCGGCGCTTATACGCATCTGTTTGACGCAAGCGAATAGTAAATTCTGAAGGAGATACATTCTCTTGTACGAGTCCTTTGATTCCTTCTACAAGACCACCAAGACCGTACTGGTTAAATTGTTCAAATAGAAGATCGTAGGCAGATTTACGTTCTTCTTGTGCTAAATTTCTTTGCGCTGCGGTAAGAGATGCAGTAGCTCCATCTCCAGTTGTTCCTCCACCTACACCAATACCAGAACCGGTTTCAGTATCTCCACCAACAGATGAAGCATATTCTTGTGCGCTTACTGCGCTACCGTTGACATAGTATTGACCTGATGTTGATACACCAGTTACTTTACCTGAACGCATAGCAGAGTCTGTACGCAGTGCTGATTGGTCACCCTTATAGACATTAGATGCTTCAGGTCCCAACTTTGCAAGCATTGGCTCTAAGCCTTTAAGTGTTGTTACAAAGTCTTTAGCCTGCGCTGCAATACCAGCATTACCGGCTTTCTTAGCGTCCTTATAAAGTTTTTGTGCGTTAGCAATAGCAGAAGGTAAATCTGTTTTAGCACCAGCAAGTGACTTTGTATATTCGGTTTGGGTTTTAGCCTGTGCTTTACCCTCTACCGCAGCAGCACGCTTTCCCGCTGCTTTAGTACTTTCGTCTACAGCCATCGTCTACCCCTGGAATCCAAAGTCCTTGAGGACCTTTAGTGCTACGTCGGAAACTTCTTCTCGTGCATTGTTTGTATACTGCCAGCGTGGGTCTTTACGAAGAGCACGTTGGAATTCATAGATTGACATTTCTTTATCTGGACCGATAGCACCACGAAGTGTAGGATCATCAAGAGAAATAGTATTTGGGTTAACTTCTAAAACAGTAGCCATTGTATTTCTGTATGGAGCATATACTGTTTCAAGGTCAACACCTTCATCAATTAACTTGCCTACGTTTTCTGGTAGACCACGCTTTGCTACATTGCGGATAAGTTGCTTGAAAGTATCAAGGCTCTCACCTTGGTTGATTCGCTGAACCCAGTTATCAACATCACCAAATATGTTCAAAGAAAGACCGTTAGCCTTAGCTGTCTTCTCTAGGATAGCCTTAGTTTCAAGTACTTTATTCTCTTTGAGTTGCTTGTACTCTGGCTTCTTTACAATGATATCGGTAAGGAATTGTTCCTCATCAAGACCGCCTGTAGTAACGGCTGTTCTAATGCCATTGATTACTTTGTACTTTGTGACGCTTGCTGACTTAGCCTTCTCTTGAGCCTTCTTCAGTTTAGTTGAATATTCAACTATTTCTTCAGGAGTAGCATCACGCTTGAGTACGCTCTTAACAACATCATTAACAAAAGACTTTGCCTTGGTTGGGTCAAAGATTGTCATTTGAGCATATGGATCATAGCTCTGGGTATTACTTGATTCAGCCTCACCAGCTGCCTCATTCTTAAACCAGTTCAGGTAATATTCTGGTGTGAATGCAACACCGCTTTCTGCTGCAGCATTTTGTGCTGTTGCTTCTGCTTCCTCTGCTGCTCTAATAAAGTCTTCTGTAACTCGTCCACTTAATGGAACTTTCTTGCCAATTGAATTCAGACGTTTTGCTTGTGCAATTCTTTCGTCCTTAGATAATCTTTCAAGACGAACACGCATAGGAACATAAGCATTGTCTCCAGTTGTAGACTCAGCAAAGGTAGAGTTTGGATTGAATCCACCACTTGTGGTCGTTGACTGAGGGATTGTCTTGATTCCCCAAGGTGCTGTTGTCAATTTACTCCCCTATCAACTTAGAAAATAGAACAGTGTAAGCGCTGTTAGCACTCTCATTACTTGCTGCTATCTTCTTTAATTGTTCTTTTGCCTGGAACTTTAGTCTCTCTTTTGCTGAGAGTTCAAAGTCTGAGTTGCCTTGAATGGAATCTCTTTGTAGAAGATACTGGTCATAGACAGACTTCATATTACGTAAAGCACTTAATGACTTAGGTTCAACTGTAACAGTTGGGTCGTTAAGCATTAATGAAAGGTCTGCATAGGCTCTTTCACGTCTTGCTTTTACTTTACTGCCTTCAGTCATTTGCTCTTTAAGCAATGGACGCATATTCATATATTGCTTTGACCAAGCATCCCACTTCTTGCGTAGGTCGCGCTTTCCAAAGTCAGAGTAGATTGCTTGAAGTCTATTCTCATAGTCATCCTTTTGAGAATAGTAGAATTCACTATCCTTTGCTACCTGAACTTCACGCATAAAGTCGTCAATTGATTTTGACTCCTTGATGCCTGACTTGTATAGCAACTTATATGCGTTGAAATCAAACTTACCGGTATTAGGCATCAAGAATGGAGCACCATTTGGGTACTTCTTGATTAATGATTGGTTCTTCTTAAGCCAATCTATGGTTCCATCAACAGCACTTGCTACAGCAACTACAGTTGACTCTGATTCATTAACGGTAAATGGCATCTGGTCTGGGTAATACTTAACCCATTCTGCAGTTGCCTTCTCGATATCACCTTTATAGCGTGTACGGATATCATTCCATACTTGCTTAAAGTTAACGCTTCCACTTGCCTTTGCCCAGTCTTGCATATCAGACTTGAGTGTAGGTTGTGGTGAAGCTGGTGCTACGAAGTAGAAGAAGAAACGTAATCCTAGTACTGTAAGAGCAGTTGCTTGGATACGCTCTTGATACTTCTGTAGTTCGCCATCTGATGGACGATCCCAAGTCTGTGTCTGCTCATTAAACGTTGGCTTAACGCCATATCCAGCTGCTTCAAGGTATGTAGCAGCCTTACGTGTGGCAGATGCAAACTGAGAACGACGTTCATCGCGGTCTAATGTTGCAATGATACGGTTAATGTGACCTGGGAACAATGCATTCATCATTGTCTGGTCTTCTCCATAAGTACCAAATGCGATACGGTCTAGTGCATCAAATTGTGGTACTAAATCAAAGATAAACTTTAGCGGTACTGATGATAATGGTCCAGAGAATGTAGGAAACATTGCATCTGGATTCAATGATGGCGTAAGCATATTAATCTTTGCACCAAAATCAATAGGCATTGGTGTCTTAAATGCTTCTTCAACACCATAAGCCTGTGTAATACCAAGCATTGTTTGGTATACAGGTGTTAATCCTGGATACATAAAGTATGCTTCGCCGTTATCATCCTTTTTGATGAAACCATTGTGTGCAATACCTTCATAAACCAGTGAACCACGTACCAGTGACTCTGGATTGTAACGAACTACGCGATAAACACGGCGATAGAAGTCTTCGGTAGCACGATAGAAGCGTGCAAAGTTACGAACAGACATAGCTAATTGGCTACGTACGGCAGGATTATCTACGAAATTAAGAACTCTTTCTTTTGCCATATCTTCAGCAACTGAAATTATATGACGACTAGCAAAATCATCCGCTTCAGCAAGAGCATCACCGGTAAGTCCTGCTGTAATTCTATCTCTAATGGCTTTGTCAAAACCTGAGTCTTGCATCATCTTACGAACTGTAACAATTTCGTTAAGAACAATACCTTCACGAGAGAATCGAGCGTTTGCTTCACCCATTCCATCCCACGTGCGTTCAATAATTCCGCTTACTTGGAACTTCTGCTCGGAAACTGGTACCAATGTAGGACCTGAGATGTACTCTGGTACTAAATCTGGACGTGTATTATCTGGCAAGTCATCAATTGATAGTTCATCTGACTTAACAGTTACTTTACCCTTGGCATCCTTGAAACGAACTTTACTTAAAAGGTCTTCATTAATCTTTCCGTCAGCCTTAGAAAAGGTATTTCGTACAGCAGCATATGCTTTCTCTGCGTGAATCTGAGTATCGCCATTGAGCTGATACAACTCAAAGCGGTTTCTTTGCTCATCTGTAAGGTTGTCAAGATACTTACGCATCTCATCTACAGCCTTCTTAGGCTCATCGAGGTAAGTAACTGCTATCTTTCCAAGATCATCGTTGGAATGAATACCAATTTGCACTAACCAAGATACACGTGCCTGCATACTTGCTACTGGATTAAACTGAGTAAATGCCTTTTCTCCAGTAACGCGTACGTATTCTTCACCGTTAATAGTGATAGGAGCCATAGGACCAAAACGAGCCACGTCATCTATTGCTCTTAAGTACTGGTCTGCACCAGATAGTGCATTCTTACTTCCTTCTGATACTGCACGAAGTGTGTCAGGTAGATTTCCAAAGCGAGCAACTTCATCAAGAATTGCTGCACCACGTGGGTCTAAAATTTGAGGAACTGAACGACGCAATACTGCTTCGCCTAAAATTTTACGTACTGCATCTTCTGAATCAGCGTTATCAATCTTTGTCTTAAATTCTGCAAGTTCTTTTTTCTTTAGGAACTTATTAACTGCTCCTAGTTCACCCGCTTTAACATTAAGGGTAACTATATCTTTTGCTTTTTCTTTTGCGGTTTTTTCACCAGCAATACCCATACCAACACGAACACGTGTTGAGAACATACGGCCTCTAACAACTCCCCAAGGACTGCGACCAATAGCGAGATGCGCTAAAATATCCTCAATAGCATTACGAATAGCAAAACGTGGACCAGCAAGAGTCGCAATAACCCAACCTGATGTTAATGTATCAGCGCCTCTTCTGTGAGATAAACCAAATAGTTTATCAATCAGGCCAGTGCGTGAAGCAAGACGATCTAAGTCTTGAATTTTAGGTGTAGCAATACCAGTAGATAGTTGGTATGGAAATAAAGCAACCTGTTGTCCCGCAAACTCTGCAGGGTTTCCAAGGTTTTCTTTATTAATTACAATATCTGCTGCATATTGTTTGCTTAATCCTTTGCCCAAGAACTGATTAAAATTATCAAGACCTGCTGGACTCTTTGTAACGCCACGTACTTCATAAATTGTAGCAACTAAACCTTTGTAAATTTGCTTGCGCTGACCTTCACTACCAGCATCAAATGCTTCTGCAAGTATCTTTGAGTGATAACGGCTGTTAGTTAATCGTGATAACTGGAAGATTTGCTTAGATGCGTTTGCGCCCATTACATCAAAGTATCCATCCTTGAAGTAAGGAATGGTTGTAAACTTAGCTGAGAACTTATCAATGCGTTCTTGAATCTGGTCAATAGTAAAGCGCTTTGCACCATCTGGACCCTTGAGTTTACCAACTTGCTTTTCAGCGGCTGCAATAATCTCTGGTCTTTCAATTATACCGGTAGCGATTTCATCATAAGAAGGTGCTGCTCCATAGAGAGCAGTAACTAACTTACGACCAACTTTATCAATATTAAATACTTTATTGGCTCCTGTAAGAAAACCAATACGAGCCTGACGAGCAGCATCAAGACGAGGAATCAACGGAGTAATACGAGCAGGTTGACCTTTAAGGATGTTGTTAACATCTACAATGTTTTGGAAATAGTTCTTTGCAGTAGCAGCGTCTTTGACACCAGCCTTAATAAACTCATCTGATACTACAGGACCAAACTCTGGTACAAGACGTTTGATACGTGTCTGTATCTCAGTAGCCTTTGTAATGTCTTTTGCTTTACGAGCAGCGCTAAGTGCTTGCAGTTCAGAACCATACTGATTAAAGAAATCAACGACTGGCTTCTTATTAAAGGCTTGGTCTAATTTCTTAGGATCACCAATAATTTTAACAAGTGAGTAGTTTGCTACATCGTACACTTTCTTGGCTTTACCAAGCAATAGTGTTGGGTCTGCAAAGATTCTATATCCTGCATCTACTGTTCCAGAGATACCTGTGTAGAGGAAGCCTGAACCTTCCATAGATTCTGGAAGTATGTTTGCCACTGCTCTTCCTGGAGAGTACTGCGCTGCCTTAGCAGCGTCTAGTGCATCTTCATAAAGAGAATCTTTTTCCTGTGAGGCATTTGCAGCGATAGCCTTTTCTTCATCAGTTCCCTCAACGGTAATCTGAGCAAGGCTTTGACCTTGTGCAACCTTCATAGCAACGCTCATATAGTTTTCGCCGTACTTCTTCTTGGCTTTTTCTATACGAGAAACATTAAATAGTTCACGACCATCAGCACCAGCTAGGTCAAAGGCTTCACCTATGGTTTTAATACCACGCTTGCCTTGTTCTTTACCTGGTAATACTTCTTGAAAACCTAAACTAACTGTGCGATATGCACGAGTCATAAAGTCAGAGACTTCATCAAGACCCTTAAAAAGTCCTTTAGCAATGGCTGGAGTAAAACCTAGAACTGGATTGTAGTATTTCTTTACTGACTCAAACCAATTCTTTTCTTCTTCAGGTTTATCATCAACATCGCCGAATACTTTTACAAGTGCTTCCTTTTGACCGTTAGGAAGTTTGTTAAATTTCTGTTGGCTTTGAGCAGCAGGAAGAGAAGTAAGTTCCTTCTGCATACCCATTAACTTATTGAGTGCATCAATTTCTTTTTGCTCTGCTGGTGTAAGACCAGCTTGAGAAGCAGCAGCCTTTAGACCATCACCAGCCACTATAGACCTCGCACTAAGGCGTTTTGATACATAACGTTAACTTCGCCTGTTGTGTCATAAGGTAGCATTTTAGCCAAGATGTCAGATAGTTTCTGACTTCCTTGCATTGCTTTCAAACCTAGAGCTTCAGATCCTGGACCTGCACCCATATCAATACCAGCTGTTACTGGTTCGTCAGGACGTTGGCTAGGTGCAAAGAGTTCTGTGACTGGTGCAGATGGAACTGGTGCATTGGCAGGACGACCACCAACATTGTCTGCTACGCCACGTGTTGCAGCGAGTGGAGCACCAGACTTAACTGATGCTGTTTCTACACCTTCTCCGTAATATTGTGAAGGTAAATCTGTTCTCTTTGAGAACTTACCAGGACCTGCAGCACCGGCGAGTGGACCTCTAGCCATCTGTTTCCTCCTGTATTGTTTCTAAATCTTGTGAAAATTCTTCCCACACTTTGATTGTGGCTGACTTTTGATTAGCGTGATATATAGATAGTTCGTATAACTCAGAAGCAAATGCTTCTACTGTCTGTGTTAGGTTATACATAAACCCTGTAAGGATTACCAAAAAATCTGTCGGGCGTACTGGACGCGGAAGTTTTTCTTGCTTACTCATCGTCCAGTACACCTTTCAGGTAAATAACTTAAGCCTTCTTGCCTTTGCGTCCAGGAACGTTCATTCCGAAGAATACTTTTCCGCCTACTGGCTTTGCTGTATCTTTCTTGCCTTCTACTGGCTTTACTTGTACAGCTTTTTCAAATGTACCTTTTTTCATATTTGCACCTCCTTCACTTATGCTGCCCCACCAATAGAGGCTAGTAGTTGCGCTATATCGGGACGTTGACCAGCAGCAGGGGCCTGACCAGCTTGTTCTTGTGGAGGTTGCTGCGAGGCAGGAGCGGGGGCCGCACCTGCTGCTGGAATCTGTTGCTCCATACCTGGCGCAGTTGGCGCAACTGGTGGAACGGGTTCTGGCATAAATACTTTTTCTACAGTTGACTCTAATGAGAGTCCCTTTTGGCGACCTTGGATAACACCAGCGATACGCTTGACAATCTCTTCAGGGTTTTGCCCCTGCGCCGCCATAGCAGGAATAGCTTGAGCATACTGAGCAACGGCCACACGCAAAGAATCACGCATCTCTTCAATATCAACACGTTGTTCCTCCTGAGTTACATTGAGGTCCATTGGAATCTCACGGCGTACATAGTCGCGTGATACAAGTTTGTCTGAACGCATCTGTAGTAATGCAATGATTGCACGGTTAGGATCCATACCGGACATAATTCCGTAACGGACGTCTACTCCGTACTCACCTTTGATGTCACGAGATGGTGTGTACTTCATTGTGTATGGAGTACCGTCATCTGTTCCCTTAATTGTCTTGGTCATAGAACCAAAGACAACCTCGTCAATTTCAAAACACATAGATACGAGTTCTTGGAAGAGGCGTGCAAATTGTGCTTGAGCTGATTTAATCTGTGTATCAAATCCAGCCTGTAGTGCTTGGACTCCACGACCTGTAACAACAGATGCGCTGATATCTCCTGAACGAGACTCAGGATAGCGAGCACCTAAGCGTAGTTCACGCTCTAGAACACCTGATTCTGTAAATACTCCAGGTGGTAGCTCTAGTGGAACACGACGAATGTTTTGTGGCTGAGATGAACGCATAATTGCATCAGGTCCCAAAGCAAGTTCTTGCACATCTTGTGGAATAGCAATAGGTGCTTGGATAGATTTTTCTGCTGCTTGGATCTGCAATAC